ATACAACGTAAACAGATCGACGAAACAATAAGAGATCAACAGAAGGATTCTATATTACAGAGAGCATTGACAGGTCTGACCGAGGAACAAAAAGTACAGGCCAACTCGTTCCTTGCAGTGTTGAAAGTTATGAGTCCGGCATTGGCCGACAACGCCAAGGTGTTGATGGAAACTGGTGTGCCTTTGGACGAGCTTGGAGAAAAATTAATTGGTACAAATTCCAACCTAGGTAACATACTTGTCAACTTCAAGGACCTGATCCGCGAAGGCAAGTCGGTTCCTGAGATATTGGCTATGATGAGTGCGGCAGGAAAAGAATTTAAAATTGGATATGACCAAGCCACTATTGCATTTGGTGGACTTACCGAAGTTAGTGACCTTAACCAGCAGTTTGCGGCGTTGAACATCGATCAGATCGAAGCAATCAAGCAACAGCAAGAAGAACAAGGAAAATTACTCAAAGTGCTTGGACCGTTCAACGAGGAAATGCGTAAATTGAAATCAGCATTTGCTGGAATACAGACAGAATTTTTATCAACGATCACACCGGGCATTTCCGGGATTGCCAATTTCTTGACCGGTGACTTCAAAGACACACTGGTGGGACTGGGCAAGTTCATGATTGAAAACCCAAAAACCACAGCGGCGGCTTTCCTTGCAGGACTAGGTGGCTCTATTTTGCTTGACTTTGCCAAACAGGTCAGTATAGTTTATCTTGGTGTGAAAGCGGCATTGGGAGGATTCCCTGCACTTACTAAATTTGGTGGCATGGCCGGTAAAGGTTTAGGTGTTGGTGCAGGAGTAGGCGGTGCATTGTTAGGAGGTGAGATAGCCGACAGGAGCGACAGTATGCTCGGCAAGGGTGTAGGCGTGGGTACTTCGGCGGCGTCGGGTGCATTGGCAGGGGCCATGTTTGGACCGTTGGGTGCATTGATAGGCGGCGTACTGGGAGCAGGATATGGGGCGTTCCGTGCCAGTGATCTTGATACAAAATTAATGGATTTGCTTTCTGGAGGAAGCAGAAATCTTGGTACAATGGGTGCTATCGGACAGACCTTTGAACCAAAGACGTCGATGCTGAAAGTACATGCCGGAGAACGTGTGTTGAACCAGAACGAAACTGCACGTTACAACCAAGAACAATCGGTATCGCAAACCAACAACAACTCAGCACTCAACCAACTGAACGAAATCATGAAAGAAGTTAATAAATCGTTAAATACGGGTAATATGATTGCGGCGATGATTGAAAAGAACACTAAATCAACCAAAAATACTCTTGCAAGAGCGGAAGGAAATCTAGTATAATAAAGTATGGCTTGGAAAAAATATTTTAAAGACGCAAATTTATCTCCCATAAGCGGCGAGAAAGTTCCCAACTTCGCGAAGAGGAATTACAGTTCATATCTGCCGGATGTGTACACAGGACATCCAAACAGGATCCAGAGATACTTCCAGTATGACCAAATGGATTCGGATTCTGAGATCAATGCGGCGTTGGACATCCTGGCAGAATTCTCAACACAAAAGAACACAGAGAACGAGACACCGTTCGACATTGTGTTCAAAGACGAGACCACAGAACACGAAGTAAAACTTTTAAAGAAAGCCCTGCAACAATGGACCAAGGCCAACAAACTCAACAAAAGAATTTTTAGAATATTCAGGAACGCACTGAAATACGGAGACTGTTTCTTTGTGAGAGATCCGGAAACTTACAAATGGCTCTACATCGACAATGCCAAAGTTGATAGAGTTATCGTAAACGAGTCAGAAGGCAAACAGCCGGAACAATATGTGATCAGAGACATCAATCCAAACCTACAGAGATTATCGGCAACACAGATAACACCAAACCAAACATACGGTGGCGGTGGAACCACAGGCGGTGGCACAGCCGCATACGGCTCAAATTATGCCGGAGCAGGCCAAGGATCAAACATGTCTGGATTTGCCGGTGGACAGGGCGGTAGATTCTACAAGACCATGAACGCCTACAACATCAATGCAGAACATGTTGTACACATGAGCATGAGTGATGGAATGGACAACCTGTTTCCGTTTGGACAGTCAGTATTAGAGCAAGTTTTTAAAGTTTACAAGCAGAAAGAATTATTAGAGGACGCGATCATAATTTACAGGGTTCAGAGAGCACCTGAAAGAAGGGTGTTCTATATTGACGTGGGTAACATGCCAACACACTTGGCGATGCAGTTCGTTGAAAGAGTTAAAAACGAGATCAATCAAAGAAGAATTCCAAGCACATCAGGTGGTGTAAATTACATCGATGCAACTTACAATCCAATGAGTATCAACGAGGACTACTTCTTTCCACAGACGGCAGAAGGAAGAGGATCTAAAGTGGACACACTACCGGGCGGAACCAGCCTAGGCGAGATAGATGACCTTAAATTCTTCACAAATAAATTGTTTAGGGGTCTGAGAATACCAAGTTCTTACTTGCCAACAGGACCGGATGACTCGCAACAGCAGTACAATGATGGCAGGGTGGGAACAGCATACATCCAGGAACTAAGATTCAACAAGTATTGTGCTAGATTACAAAGCATGTTGAATCCAACATTTGATGAAGAATTCAAACTTTGGGTAAAATCCAAAGGTTACAACATCGACAACGGCATGTTTGAACTGAAATTGAATCCACCACAGAACTTTGCACAGTACAGACAGACAGAAATGGACCAAGCAAGAATACAATCGTTTGTACAAATATCAGAATTACCTTACATGTCAAAAAGATTTGCTCTGAAACGTTTCCTAGGATTGAGTGAAGAGGAAATGGCAAGGAATGCAGAACTATGGGCAGAAGAAAACAACGTGCCTCAAGGCAAGAAAACAAAAGCAAACCAATTACGTGGTGCAGGTGTTACACAGGCAGGCATTGCCAGTGACCTAGACCAGTTCGAGGAGCCGACAGCAGACCCAGAAGCACCATCACCGGAGGGCACAGGCCAAGGAACACCGGGTCAGACACCGGGTGGGGGTGGCACAACACCGGGAGGAACAGGTGGCGGAGGCGCCGTTTAAGGTTAAATATCACAAATGAAACTTTTAGAATTCTTTACATACACAGCAGATGGCTTTGAACAGGACAAAAACTACGAGCCTGACAATGATATTTCAATTTTAGACAAAAACGACACAAGAAAAACACGTTTAACACTAGACGACATCAATCAAATGAGATTGGCATCAGAAGAACACGATGCACAGCAGAAAGAGGAAGCCGTATTTGTCCAAAAAATGTATGGACAACCAGCAACTGACGATAACTTACAGTTATAATGTCAAACCCAGCATTCGTATTAGGCAACGGTGAATCACGTAAAGGCATAAAAATTGCCGAACTCAAAAATCACGGCACAGTGTATGCATGTAACGGCGTGTACAGAACCGAGCAACCGGACTTTTTAGTAGCAGTTGATCCCAAAATGATACTGGAAATAGCAGAAGGTGATTACATGATTAATAATAAAGTGTGGTCAAATTTCAATGCACAGTACAATAAAAATCAAAAAATACTGGATCATGTGCAATGGTTCAAGCCTAGCCTGGGTTGGTCTAGCGGTCCCACAGCACTGAGAATGGCATGCGATCATGGAAACAAGGAAATTTACATATTGGGTTTCGATTATCAAGGACATCAACAGAACGGCAAGGAAAATAGATTCAAATTCAACAATGTTTTCAAAGATACACGCAATTACAAACGCAGTCAGGACGAAGCCACGTTCTATGGCAACTGGATGAACCAGACCAAGCGTGTTTTACAGGATTTCAAGGACGTACAGTTCACGAGAGTTATACCAGACGGTTGGTTTCAACCCAAAGATCTTGCATGGAATGGCAACATCAAACACATCACAACCGAACAATTCCTATCTAGATTCGATATCACATTGAAAATTGCATAAAATTACTGTTTTTGCACCATTTATACCGCCGTTTTTGTCAATTTATCGTAAATACTAACGCTTATAAGTACAAATCGCATAAAAAGGAGCACGTGTAATGACTAATAAATTTGAGCAATTACTAGAACTTCTTATCAACGAAGAACAAGATAAAGCAGAGTCTTTATTTCACGAAATCGTTGTAGAAAAGTCTAGAGACATCTATGAAGGTTTAGCAGAAGAAACAACTACTGCGGAATCAAAAGATGAAGAAGTAAAAGAAACTGAATCTGCAGAAGAAAAAGTAGAAGAAACTACTGAAGAAAAAGCAGAGGACAAAGTTGAAGAAACTTCTGAAGAGTCTAAAGCAGACGAGCAAGTAGACGAAGTTGTTGAGTTAGAAGACGAAGCAACAGAATCAGAAACAACTGAAGAAGAATCAATCGAAGAAGTAGGCGGTGACGCAACTGACGAATTGGTTAAAGACATCTCTTCTGAAGAAGAAGGCGAAGGCGAAAAAGCGGCTGACGACATGGCGGCTGACATGGACGCTGATGCTGACAAAGGTGAAGAAGACATGGAAGACAGAGTTGTTGACTTGGAAGACGCTTTAGATGAATTAAAAGCAGAATTCGAGAAAATGCAGGCAGGAAAAGACGACGAAGCAGAAGAAGCCGTTGAAATGCCAGCAGAAACTCCAGCAGAAATGCCAGTGGAAAGCAAAGAAGCAGAAGCCAAAGAGACTGTAAAAGAATACAAGAACATGGCCAAAGCGGACAATGCCGACCATGCTGATCACAAAGCATCTCCAGTTAAAGATGCAGGTAGCACATTACCAAAAGGTGGTGACAACATCGCTAAAGGCGGAGCAGAAGAAAAAGGAAGACCGGCTCCAACTGCAAAAAGCATGAACGCTACTACTGAACCAAAAATGAAAGAAGTGAAAGCGGACACAAAAGACGGTTCAGACAAATCAGCAAAATCTCCAGTTGCTAAGAAGTAATTGTAGATTTAAGGGGAGTTTGGAATGTCACTATATCTAAGAGAACATCTAACCTACGATCAGGCGAGAGTACAGATCTTACACGAGGGCGAAAACGGAAAAGATTTGTACATGAAGGGAATCTGTATTCAAGGAGGCATTAAGAATGCTAACCAAAGAGTTTACCCAGTAAACGAAATTGGCAAAGCAGTGAAAACACTTAATGATCAGATCGGATCAGGTTACAGTGTGCTTGGAGAAGTAGACCATCCAGATGATTTAAAAATTAATTTGGACCGTGTGTCCCACATGATCACAGAAATGTGGATGGACGGTCCAAATGGATACGGCAAACTTAAAATTTTGCCAACACCAATGGGTCAACTTGTCAAAACTATGTTGGAATCGGGTGTGAAACTAGGCGTATCGTCAAGAGGAAGTGGTAACATTTCCGAATACGGCGGTGGTGAAGTTTCAGATTTCGAGATCATCACAGTTGATGTTGTGGCCCAACCTTCGGCACCGGGTGCTTACCCAACGCCAATATACGAACACCTAATGAATACCAAGGGTGGAAACATGGCGAAGGGTCTGGCGGCTGAAGTGAGAAATGATGCAAAAGCACAGAAGTTCCTCAAAGAGGCACTTACAAACATAATAAAGGACCTAAAATAAAATGATCGACGCAATATCAAAACTTGTTGAATCAGGCGCTATCTCGGAAGATGTGAAAAACAGCATCCAAGAGGCTTGGGACAACAAAATCAAAGAAAACAGAGAAACTGTTAGTGCTGAGTTAAGAGAAGAGTTTGCTAAAAGATACGAGCATGACAAATCTAACATGATTGAAGCGATTGACAAGATGATGACTGAGAAGTTATCCGAGGAAATCACTAAATTCGTGGAAGACAGAAAAGCATTAGCACAAGAAAAAATTGCTTACAAAGAAAACGTGGGCAAACATTCTGCCAAGTTAGAAGAATTCATTCTTTCTAAGTTGAACGAAGAGTTAAAAGAACTACACAGCGACCGTAAAGGTGTTCATGAAAACTTCAAGAAAATGGAAGAGTTTGTTGTAAACGATCTTGCAAAAGAAATCAAAGAGTTCCATGAAGACAAAAAAGGTGTTGTGGAAACGAAAGTCAAACTAGTAGCCGAGGCCAA